CTTGTGCCGCTATCTCCTGCAACACAGTGGTACTAGCCCGGCTTATGCTAACCATAAGACTTTCTTATGGCGCCACCATCCCAAGGATAGTCCCCACCTACAACGCCCAATAACCACACACCGCACTAGGCTTCTCTCCCTTATAACTATAGGGATGAAATTTAATTGATTACTCTAATCGAGAACTCATAAGGGCTAATATAGCTAATATAGCTAATATGAGGTGATAAGTGACTGAGTTATAAGGTAAAAATGTATAGCAGCACTATATGGGCAAATGGAGATAGTGATAGGATAGGCAGGGAACAGGGAAGGTACGGGGAAGAAGTGTAATGGAATCAGGGAGTTATAACGTCGGAGCTAGGGTACTGTGGGACCCCTGGCCCTGGACAATAGGTATTTTTGAGAGCCCTATAGTTATTAAGGGCGCCCCGGGTGACGCCGTGCCCGCCCATGGTGTATTATTAGGGGGCACTTATGATAAGAGGCAGAAAGTGGCATGGCCGCACCAAAGAACCCGAACCGTGAAGCCGCCGCCAGGGGCGGGCGCAAGTCTTCCCGTAAGGGCGCCCCCAACAAACGCACCGTGGCCCTGCTCGACCGCTTGGACGAACTCGGCTGCGACCCCCTGGAGCTCTCGGCCAAGATCGCCCTCGGCTATGAACTCGACGGCCCGCACCCCAGCTACAAGGCCTTCAAGAAAATCGCCGAGGACATCCAGGCTCTGGCCGGGACTGGCGAGCCGGTGCCCGAGGACCTTGCTGACAAGCTCCTGCTCCTTGTCGAGGATCAGCTCACCAAGGGCTACGTCCCCATCGAGCTGCGCTCCAAGCACATCGCTGACCTGATGCAGTACTCCTACCCCAAGCGCAAGGCCGTGGAGGTGGACGCCAACCTCAACGTCAAGCCTGTGCCGAAGGTGGACCCAGCCAAGCTGAGCAACGATGCCCTAGACCAACTCCTCGCCGCCCGCACCGGTCAGGCCGTGGGCGCCGTTATCGACGGAGAAGTCGCAGAGGATGACTGAGACCGCGACGGACCTGGGCCTCGACTGGCATGACTGGCTGGCTATCGAGCGCGAGGCCTGCCGCCGGTCCCTGGCCACCTTTGTCCGTGAGGCCTGGCACGTCCTGGAACCTGCGCAGGTCTACAGCCACGGCTGGCACATCGATGCCGTTTGCCAACACCTGGAGGCCGTGACATACGGTGACCTGACCCGCCTGCTCATCAACGTCCCGCCGGGCACCATGAAGTCGATGCTGGTCAATGTCTTCTGGCCCGCCTGGGAATGGGGGCCGCTTGAGCGTCCCGCTATGCGCTTCATTGGCGCCAGCCACTCCGAGGCATTGGCTACCCGCGATAACCTCAAGATGCGGCGCCTAGTGCAGTCTGAGTGGTATCAGGAGCGCTGGCCGACCAAGCTGACCGGCGACCAGAACGCCAAGACGTACTTTGAGAACGAGCAGACGGGCTTTCGCCTCTCCTGCCCCGTGAGTTCTATGACTGGGCGCCGTGGTGACCGGGTGGCCTGGGATGACCCCCACAGCGTAGAGGCGGCCATTAGCGATGCCCACCGGGAGACAGCACTCCGTGTATTCACCGAGACCCTCCCCACCCGCCTGAACAACCCCGACCGCTCCGCCATCATCGTGGTCATGCAGCGCCTGCACGAGGAAGACGTGGCTGGATATATCCTCGCACATGACCTCGGCTATGAGCACCTGATGCTGCCCATGGAGTTTGAGCCCGAGCGACGCTGCTATACATCCATCGGCTTTGAGGACCCGCGCACCGAAGACGGCGAGCTCTTGTTCCCGGCCCGCTTCCCACCCGAGGTGGTCGAGCGCGACAAGAAGGTCATGGGCAGCTATGCCACCGCTGGCCAGTTCCAGCAGCGCCCGGCACCGCGCTCCGGGGGCCTGTTCGCCTGGGAGAAGCTTGAGATCGTAGCGGCCCCACCCAAGCTGCTGCGTGTGATACGATACTGGGACAAGGCGGGGACCGCTGGGGGCGGAGCCTATACCGCCGGGGTTAAGCTTGGCCTCGGGGATGACGGCTGCTGGTACATTCTGGACGTGGTCCGTGGCCAATGGGCCGCGCCAAAGCGGGAGCAGGTCATCAAGGCCACGGCAGAGCTTGATGGGCGAGGGGTGGACATCTGGATCGAACAAGAGCCGGGCTCAGGGGGCAAGGAGTCGGCGGAGTCCACAGTCAGAAACCTTGCCGGGTACAATATCCGCGCCGAGCGACCCAGTGGGGACAAGGCACTGCGCGCCGAGCCCTATTCCGTGCAGGTCGAGGCAGGCAATATCCGCGTTGTGCGGGCCCCGTGGAATCAGGAATTCATCGACGAGCATAAGACCTTCCCGAAGGGGAAGTACAAGGACCAGATCGACGCTACCAGTGGCGGCTTTAACAAGCTGGCGGGGCGGGCAGTGGCTCCCGTTATCTCGCCCTCCGGCATGGGCAGCAAGTCCACATGGTCTGTGTAGCGCTCCCCATATAGCGCTAACCGTGTGGCCGTCCCCATGTACGGCGCGGCGTGGGTGGTGTATACTTGCAAAATGGCGAAAGACTGCTTTGTTATGCATATCTCCTTCCGGTGGCCGATCAAGTGGGTATATCTCCCTGCTTGGCGGCTTATGGCTATGCATGGTGTTCCTCCCAGCGAAGAAAAGATATCGGATGTGCTAGCTCGGTGGATGGTTATCGAGCTCCGAGCGAAAGAAGAAGCAACCACCTTGTAGGCAGGAAACCATGGCAGAAACCACCCCCACCAAAGCAACCGACCTCAACCAGCTCGGCGTCTCCGGCCTGAACCGCTCGGGCGGCTATATCCAGGAGGAGTTCCTCCGCCAGCTCAAGGGCGCACAGGGCACCAAGACCTACCGGGAGATGCGGGACAACGACGAGGTCATCGGCGGCATCCTGTTTGCCACGGAAATGCTGCTGCGTAGCGTGGACTGGCGCACCGAGGCCGCGAGTGATGACCCGAAAGCCGTGGAGGTGGCGGACTTTGTGGAGGGCTGCCGCCACGACATGAGCCACAGCTGGGAGGACTTCGTCTCCGAGGTGCTCTCCATGCTGACCTTCGGCTATGCCCCACACGAGGTCTGCTACAAGCGCCGCAACGGCCCCCTGCAAAAAGACTCCACCCAGCGCAGCAAGTACAGCGACGGCATGATCGGCTGGCGCAAGCTCCCGCTCCGTGCCCAGGAGTCCGTGGACGAGTGGCTCTACGACGAGAACGGCGGCCTGCTCGGCGTGCGCCAGCACGACCCTGTCACTGGGCGCAGCATAGACATCCCCATCGACAAGATGCTCCTGTTTCGACCCTCCGTCTACAAGAGCAACCCCGAGGGGCGCTCCGCGCTGCGCAATGCCTACCGGGCGTGGTACTTCAAGAAGAACATCCAGCAGATCGAAGCCATCGGCATCGAGCGTGACCTGGCTGGTCTCCCCGTGGCCAAGGTACCGGCCGAGCTGCTCAGTGCTTCGGCGGGGAGCGATGAGTCCGCCGCCCTCGATGCCATCAAGACCATCGTCCGCAATATCCGCCGCGATGAGCAGGAGGGCGTGGTCTGGCCCCTGGTCTATGACGACAATGGCAACGAGCTCTACAAGCTGGAGCTGCTGTCCTCCAGTGGGGCGCGCCAGTTTGATACGAATGAGATCATAAACCGCTACGACAAACGCATAGCGGCCACAATGCTTGCTGACTTCATCCTGCTCGGCCAGGACAAGGTCGGGAGCTTCGCGCTGTCGTCCGACAAGACTGCACTCTTTGCCACGGCCCTCGGGGCATGGCTCAAGGCCATTGCCGAGGTGCTCAACCGCTTCGCTATCCCGCGCCTCCTGCAGGTCAACAGCATCGACCCGGAGCTTGCGCCGACGTTCGTACCTAGCGATATCGAGAAGCCGGACGTAGAGGCCTACTTCCAGGCGCTGAACCAGGCCGTCCTCGCAGGCATCATTACCCCGGATGCCAGTACGGAGGAGAAGGCACGGGAGATGCTGGACCTGCCGATGGTGGAGGGGGAAGGATGATGCATATCCGCTGCATACAGGGGATCAAACGGGGGAGCGTTCTAGCTTGTGAAATCGACCCCTGTACCGGCGAGTGGCGGGCTTGGCCCGCCACGTCAGATGATTGGGGCCTACTGAGGCTGATTGCTCTAGACGATTTCAAACAAGCCGAGATGGCGGAAGCGGATTTTACCACGGGACAGGCCCACAGGGCGGCGGAGAAGGTTGAATGACCCCTGTTAATCAAAGCATCGTGGACAAGTCCCGTGGGGACTGCCAAAGAGCCGCCCTCGCCTCACTTCTGGATCTTGAGCTAGAACAGGTACCGCATTTCAGGCTTTTCGGCGATGGGGAATGGATCAATGTCTTTAATGGCTTTATCTGGTCAGTAGGGTACGAATGGAACGGCTCCGCTGATTTGGCCCGGCACAAGAGCCCGGCGAACTATGATCATGTGGATGGTTATGTCATGGCTGTCGTTCCGAGCAAGACCTATGCTGATTGTGAAAACATTACGCACGCAGTTATCCTTGATTTGGCGGGTAATGTAGTGCACGACCCACACCCATCGAAAGCCTGGCAAGGGGTAAATGTGGTAGAGAGCGCGGACCTCGTTTATTGGTATCTAATTCAGCGCCGCAAAGATTAATGCTCACCATCCTCCAAAAAGCCAGCCAGCGCGAACAAGCCGACCTCTTACGGGCCGCCGCTGACCGCCTGCGCCCATCCCTGCGCCGTGCCTTCCTCGATGCTGTTGCCCAGGTCAAGGACGAGGTGGTGCTGGCCCAAGTGACGGCGCGCCTTGAGGCGGGCGACACCGAAGGCGCCGCCGATATCCTTCTCGGCAATATGCCAGGCATCCTTGTGGGGTCCGGCGTTGCCGTAGGCATGACCGTGTTCAGTGACCAGTGGCGCCGCGCCCATGATGCCGGGGCGCAGGCCGGGCTCAAGGCTCTCCCGGAAGGCAAGGCCCGTGCCGCAACCTACGACCCGCTCAGCCCGCGCTCTGTGAATACCGTACGGGAATATTCCGCCGCGCTGGTCCGTGAAGTCTCAGAATCCACCCGTGCGGGAATAGTGACCGCGCTGGAAGAGACCGCCGCCCTTGGCATGGGCCCGGTAAAGCAGGCCCGCCGTGTCCGTGAGCTGATAGGACTGACCGAGCAGCAGACGAAGGCCGTGGTGAACTTCCGCGACCAGCTCGAACAGCGCCGCAATGCCCCCCTGGACACCGCCGGCAACCCGCGCCCCATGAAGCAGGCCGATACCCGTCGCCTCTCAGCCACAGAGCGCGCCGTGGTGCGGCGCCACCTCAAGCAGGGGACCCTGACCGATGAGCAGATTAATGCCATGGTCAACCGCTACTACACGTCCCTCCTGAACCGCCGCGCCCAGAACATCGCCCGCACCGAATCGATGACCGCCGCCAGCATGGGGCAGAACGAGGCCTGGCAGCAGGCGCAGGAACAGGGTATCCTCAGTACCGAGGTTCGCCGCAAGTGGGTCTACACCCACGATTCCCGGACACGGGACGCGCACGCCAGCGTACCCGGCATGAATCCGGGGGGCGTGGCCCTCGGGCAGCCCTTCCAGACACCACTGGGGCCGATGGACTTCCCCCGTGACCCGAAGGGGACGGCGAAGAATCGTATCAACTGCCGGTGTGCGGTGGTGCTTGTTAATCCGTAGGAGAAACTAACTATGTCACGCATCATCAAGAAGGTACTATGGGTGCTATTCATCCGTCCCATCCTGTGGGCGATGAATAAGCTGGGTATGTATACGGGGGCACAGTGATGCCATACCGCTCCAACAAAGACCTCCCCCCAGCCGTAAAGGACGCCCTCCCTGCTGCCGCCCAGGACATCTACCGCAACGTAGCCAACAGTGTGCTGGCCGAGGGCGGCGATGAGCAGGCGGCCGCCCGGCAGGCTTGGGGCGCCGTGAAGAACGCGGGCTATGAGAAGGACAAGGCGAGCGGCAAGTGGCGGAAGGTAGGCAAGGCACTGTCCTTTAGTGAGGCCCTTGCCACCATGGTCAAGAAGGCCGAGTATCAGGGCCGCCAGGTCGAGCTAAACAAGCCCTTCCGCACCACAGGGGGCAACAAGAAGTTCGCCGTGTACGTCAAGGACGGCGACAGCGTTAAGATCGTGCGCTTCGGCGACCCCGACATGGAAATCCGGCGCGATGACCCAAAGGCCCGTGCCAACTTCCGCGCCCGCCACCGCTGCGACCAGCAGAAAGACAAGACGACCGCCGCCTACTGGAGCTGCAAGATGTGGGAGGCCGGGGCGACTGTTTCCGACTTAACGAAAGGTGATGATATGACTACTGACTTGAACCCCGTAACCCTGAACGCGGAGATTCACAAGACCAACGAAGACAAGCGCCTCGTCTATGCCTGGGCCAGTGTCGTGACCAAAGGCGGCAAGCCCGTCGCGGACCTGCAGGGCGATATCGTCACCGTAGACGAGCTAGAGAAGGCCGCCCACGGCTTCATGCTCAACAGCCGTGAGGCTGGCGAGATGCACATAAAGACCACGGGCATCGGTAAGGTGGTCGAGTCCGTGGTGCTGAGCAAGGCCCTCCAGGAAGCCCTCGGAGTGGACCTTGGGCAGGAGGGCTGGCTCGTGGTGATGAAGATCGAAGACGACGCTGTGTGGGAGCGCGTGAAGAAGGGCGAGCTGTCCATGCTCTCTATTGGGGGTCGGGGGAGGCGGGGTTAGGGGCTAAGTATAGAAGCTCTCCCGCACAATGCTTTTACCGCGAGCATCAAGAACACTTCTTATCAAATTTTGATTGCATTTTGCCTAATGCAGGATTAGGCCGTTCTTTATTCCGCGCGATGCTGTCGCTTTTATGGCCTTTGTTTGCAATATCCTTCCTTCTAAGTTGCCATTCATTGATCCCTATTGTTTCAGCGGGCTCATTTTCTGGATGACTCCAGGCATACGGGTCATAACTAGAAGCCCCAATAGGTTCTAATGTTAATGGGTCGGCTGGGAAGCACATCATATCCAAGCCGACCACCTTAATCCTGTCTTGGTACATTCCTCTCATTTTATAAATTCCCATTTAATCTGGCAAAGATGCTCAAGAAGCTCATCATTATCAGTCTTCGCTGCAAATGTCTGCAAAGTAGAGATAAGCTCAAGCTCTGTCATTCCCTCTTCTTTTGCCAGTTCTATGATTGCGTCTTTTGTGTATTCCATTTCTTTATCCCCTGTTGTTTTGTCTCTGTATGGTTCTATTATAGCCCCCTGATAGCAGCGGTCTAATTCAATGTTTTTATGGTGGCATAAGCGCAACTAATCATACTTGGACACGGGCATGGTAGCAGGTGCGGCAGGGCTAGGTCGCCTTCTCCGTTACCTTCCCCGGACTCCACCCAACACTATCCGCTATCTCCTCCCAGGAACCGAGGCGGATGATGGGTTCTAGCTCGTCATCATTGGCTACCATGACATTCCCACGGACCTCAATGCGGTAGCGATAAACCTGACTTCTAGTCATCCCCATGAAATCCCCGACAGCTAAGATCACACATTCTTGCCCAACGAACATATCCCCCAATATATTGTGGACACCGACGATACGTGCCTTATCTCCGACCTTGAACCTAGCCATTTTGTCTTCTCCCGCGATTTATTAAAAGAGACCACCGCACCCTTCGCCCGGCGGTCTCTATCAGATTAGCCGAATAGACCGCTCTTAACGGCTGCGTTCACATGGCCCCTCCTGTCTTTATCGATTGCCCCAGGCTTCAGCGGGCTGGGCTTCGCTCTTTGACGGTAATAGTCTAGCCCCTCCCACCCCAAAATTAAAATAAAAATAATTTATACCCCCTATTTACTTAGCTTATGGCTTGCCCTATAATCCTTGATATGGTACCGCATAACGACATGACCGCCGCCCCGTGTGGCACGGACAAAGAGGCGCGCTAATGCCCCAACACCTGACGGATATTGAGCTGGATGAGGTCTCCCTGGTTGACAAAGGGGCTAACCAGCACTCCCATGTCATCCTCATGAAGGCCGAGACCAAGCGCGAAGGCGGCAAGGACTACCCGAAGGCCGACTTTGCCTATACCCCCGGCTCCGCGAGCACCTGGAAACTGCGCCTGACCTCCACCCCTGGCGGCGACCCCGACCGTCGTATCGTTGGCGCCGCTATCGCGGCCCTTGGCCCGGGCTACCGTGGCCAGAAGGTGCAGATACCAGCCGCTGACCTCGCTGCCGTCAAGCGCAGGGTCCTCTCCGCGTGGCTCAAAGCCAACCCGGACAAGACCCGCGCCGATGCCCCGGCAGCCATCAAGAAGGCGGACGATGCCGAGGTTGATACCATCCTGGGCGCCCTCACCACCGCCGTGGCCAAGGCCATGACCTTCCGCGACGTGATGAACGAGGACGTGGTCGAGGACAAACTGGAAGAGATGATGGAGGCCTTCGCCCGCTCCATCCATTCCATCATGGGCGACCCCGAGATTACTAACCGAAGTGCCGCCGTTGCTGAAAGCGCGGCACAGTTCCACGCCGCCGTTGCGGCACTTTCCAAGGAGTACGATATGAGTAACTCACACGAAGAGCTGATGCAGAAGATCGCCAAGCTCGAAGAAGACAACACCGCGCTGGCCGAGGCGAATGCCAAGTTGACCGAGGACCTGGAAGCGGCCACCACCCCTGATACCAGCGAGCAAGAGATTGACAAGGCCGCCCTCCCTGAATCCGTGCGCAAAGCACTGGAAGAAGGCGAGGCCCTGCGCAAGCGCGCTGAGGAGCAGGAAGCCCGTATCGCCAAGATGGAAGACGAGACCGCCCGCAAAGAATGGATCGGCAAGTGCGCCACCCCGGCAGAGGGCGAGCTCCTGCACCGCGTAGCCAAGCATGATGGCGCTCTGGCCGATGAGGTCCATGCCGTCATCAAGACCCTGACCGCTCAGCTTGAGACCGCTGGCCTCTTCAATGAGATCGGCAAGAGCGGCGACGCCGCTGTGGAGACTGGCGAGGAGAAGATCAACAAGGCCGCTACCAAGTACGCCGAGGAGCATGGCGTCTCCAAGGCTGTGGCTGTGACCAAGGTCCTTGAGCTGCACCCGGAGCTGTACGCCGAGCATCGCGCACACTAATTGTCAACGCCCACTGCCGGGAGGCAGCGGGCAGCTTCGGTGATGAGCCGGGGTTCCCTTAGCAGGAGATTTGAACATGGCTTTTGAACTCAACACTGGTAATGACATCGGTTTTCTGGTGGCCGCCGCTGACTACCAGACCACTTCCAAGCAGTACTACATCGTGGACTGCGGCGCGGATAATACCGCGACCCTGGCTTCTGTTGCCGGGCAGGCGGCCATCGGTGTACTGCAGAACGACCCCGCCGCAGGTGAGGCTGCCATTGTACGCACTGGCGGTGTCTCCAAGGTCATCGTCGGCACCGGGGACATTACTGCCGGTGACCTCGTGCAGACCGATGCAACAGGTGCTGCCATTGCCGCCGCCGGTAGTGACTATACCGTGGGTGTCTGCCTGGTAGGTGCCTCCGCTGGCGAATATGCCACCATTCTGGTAACTCCGTCTGCGGGCCAGGTTAACTAATTGATCGTCGTGAGACGAACTGAAGGAGAAGAGTAATGCCTCAGCCGACCTCCAACGCTGTCCACGTCGATAGCATCTTGACCAACATCTCCTCTGCCTACGTGCAGGGCGCGGAAAACTTCATTGCCACGAAGGTCTTCCCTGTCGTCCCGGTAATGAAGCAGACCGACAAGTACTTCGTGTACGACAAGAACGACTTCATGCGCGACGAGATGAAGAAGCGGGCCGACGGCGCCGCCTCCATCGAACTGGGCTACGACCTGACCACCGCCACCTACAGCTGCGACGTATGGGCAGCCGGTAAGGTCATCGGCGACCAGGCCCGCGCCAACGCGGATGCCCCGCTGAACCTGGACACTGATGCGGTCAAGTTCCTGACCCAGCAAGGCCTCATCCGCCGCGAGCGCCAGTGGGTAACCGATGCCTTCGCCACTGGTAAATGGGGAACCGAGGTCGCTGGTACCACCGACTTCACCAAGTGGAGCGACCAGGCCGGTTCCGACCCCATCACCGACATCGATACCGGTCGCGAGACTATCCTCAGCGAGACCGGCATGGAGCCGAATACCCTGGTACTCGGATACCAGACCTACCGTGCGCTGACCCGCCACCCACTGATCAAGGAGATCTACAAGTACACCAGCTCTGACAGCATCACCGCTGACATGCTGGCCCGTGTCTTCGAGGTCGATAATGTCTACGTGAGCCGCGCCGCTTACGCCACCAATGCCGAGGGCGGTACCGCTGCCTACGGCTTTGCCGCTGGCAAGCATGCCCTTCTCTGCTATGTCAACCCGACCCCGTCTCTGATGATGCCCTCTGCTGGCTACACCATGGGCTGGTCCGGTCTGGAAGGCTCCGCCGATGGCCTGCGCATCAACCGCTACGACCTGCGCGGCGCCGGTCGCCCGGCCGACAAGATCGAAATCGAGATGGCCTTCGATGACAAGCTGGTCAGCACCGACCTCGGTTACTTCTTCCTGAATGCCGTAGCATAAGGCCAGGATGATGGCCGCCGGTAACAAGCAAACAGTGGGAGAGGGCTAATGGAGCGCAAAGCGGAGGTACTGCGTACCATCTATACCTCAGATGGCAAGCTCGTGCCGGGCACCGTGATCGGCGAGGACACCCTCGCCACATGGCGACCGGAGAACCTCGAAGGTCTGCGCGCAAACGGCCACCTGCGCATCCTGGAATCAGCGGAAGACGGCGACAATGCCGAGCTCCGGGCCCAGGTTGAGGCACAGGCCGAGCGTATCGCAGAACTGGAGGGCAAGCTGAAAGCACATGACTTGCTGTTTGACCCTGACATTCATTTGAGCAAGAACGGTAAGCCGGTACGCAATCCCGGCGGCACGTTCCGGCGCAAACGTGGGAGTAACAAGTAATGGGAATTACCCA